TAGCCGGGCCAAGTCGTGTTTGAAATTGTAGGCCACCAAGACGGGCGCGCCGTTGGCCTCCTCAATGACGCTGTCCAGCGCCTCCAACTTGGCATCGTGCACCGCCTCCCAACTGCCATATTCATCCGTGTACAGCGCCCCGTTGGCAAGCTGCAGGCATTTCTGCGTCCGCACCGCCGCGTTGGCCGCCTCGACGCCCTCCGCGCCGATGGCGGTGTACATCTCCTCCTCCATGTCGTTGTACGCGCGGCGCGCCGCAGGCGGCAGGTCGATGTAGATCGGGCTGGTGATGGGCTCATCGACGGGCAGGCCGCGCACGGTCAGGCAGATGTCCTTGAGCCGCTCCTGCACCTCCTCCTGCGTGTGGTCGTAGGGCACGAGGCTGTAGCCGTCGTAGCCCTTGCGGAACCAGCGCTCGCTGAAGGCGGAGAAGGTCTGGCCCAGACGCTTGCCCTTGTCGAGGAACCAGACCTGACCCCACAGGTCCTTCACGCCATTGGGCGCAGGGGTGCCTGTCAGGCCGATGAAGCGCGTGACGTGCGTGTGGGCCACCTGACCCAGCGCGCGTGCCCGTGAGCCGCCCTGACGCAGCCTGAAGGACTTCAGCCGGGTGAACTCGTCGGAGACCACGGTGATGAACGGCCACGCCTCGCCGAGCGTCTCGCGCAGCCACACGAGGTTGTCGTAGTTGGTCGTGTAGATGTCGGCCGGCGTGTCCAGCGCCGCCTGACGCTGCTTAGGCGTGCCGGTGATGACGCTGACGCGCAAGTGCGACAGGTGCGGCCACTTCTTGACCTCGTCCGGCCACGTCGAGCGCGCGACGCGCAGCGGTGCCAGCACCAGCACTGGGTACACGTCCTCGACCACGGAGAGCGCCTCCAGCGCCGTCAGGGTGGTGACGGTCTTGCCGCCGCCCATGGGCATCCACAGGGCGGCCCTGCGCTCCTTGTACAGGTGCGCGAGGGCCTCCTTCTGGTAGTCGTGCGGCTTGAAGGTCACTGGCTGTCCGCTTTCGGTCGATGGTTGCGGTAGGGCGTCGGCACCACGGGCTGCCCCGGCTTCGGGTACGGCAGCGCGAGCGGCTGCAGCGCGGCCCGTATCGCGCGGAGCGCTTTGCGGTCGCCCGTGATCGGCAGCACGTAGGTATGCTTCGGGCACCACGCCACCTTGCACAGGACGTGCCCGGCCTCGGCCGCGAGGTCGCGAACCTCGGGCCAGCGCGTGTGGCCGAAGCGGCCGCTGACGGCGCGCTTGGCGACGCGGAGGCCGTCCAGCTCGAAGTTGACCCACTGCTTGGCGTCGGTGCCGACGTACACGGCGTTGAGCGCCTGATAGATGCCGCCGTGGTGACCGTGGGCGGTGTCCGCATAAGTGAAGACCCACTGCTCCCCGTCTGCCGCAAGCTGGCGCAGGGCGGCGGCGACCATCTTCGAGGCGGTGTTCCTCGGGGCGTCAGGGTGGCAAGCCACGCGCGTGATCTCAAGGCCGCCGGTCCACGCGTTGAGGCCGAACTTGTCAGCCACGCCGAAACGGTTGCCGCCGCGCCCGAAGCCGACAAGGCCTTCAACCGCGTCGTCTCCGATCCACGCGTAGAAGCGGTGGCCCGCCGCAGTACCCGTGTAGTGGTACTGGGCGAACCAAGCCTTGGCTTCCGGCAGCGTCGCCACGCGCAGGGTCACGTGCCTTCCTCTCAAGCGAAATGATAATCGTAGACCTGATCGAAAGGAACCGCTTCACCGGCCTGACGAGCCTCGTGACGCTCACGAGCGGCCCAATAACCGACGGCGTCCAGCTCCTGATAAGCCGCCGAACCGTAAGCCGGATCGATCTCGTCCCAATGAGCTTCGTTAAGAGCGCCGCCGGCAGCAACGTGAGCTTCGATACGAGCCAGAAGAGCAACGACTGCGTCTTGAGCTTCGTTGTTCCAACGACGGGCCCAATACGCGCCTTCTTCTTCGTCGTAACGCTTGGCGTGATCCAGAAACGAATGCGCATGCGCCCAACGATGACCGGCTTCATCCTCGGCCACTATGTAAAACGAACGACCCACGATAACCGAACCGTCTTCATCACGACCCAGATCGACCAGATCGTCGCGAACTCGAAAAGAAAGTGCCATTTGGGTAACTCCTGTTTGCGTTGCTGATACACAGCATATGGCACATGCAATCAGGCATTGCAACCCCCCTCCCTGACTTTTTTCACGATCTCGTCGATGTCCTCAATCGACCGGGCGATGAAGACCGGCACGCCGTCGCCGCGCATGCGCTCGATCTCGCGCTGCTGGTGGCCGCTGAGACGGTCGTCGTCGGCCTTGATCTCGACGAAGGCGGCGCGCGGCCACTCCCACCAGATGAAGCAGTCAGGGCAGCCCCGGCGGCCTTCCCAGCGCGTCTTGCGGTACTGGCCGCCACTCTTCTGGACGACGCGCTTCAGGTGCTCCTGCAGCTTGCCGGCGGGCGTCACTGCTCCTCGCAGCTCCACACCGTGTCGGACAGCTTCAGCCTCGGCCGCTCGCCCTCGACGGTGAAGCTCTTGTCGATGAAGCGCAGCTTGTTGGTCGGCAGGATCAACAAGCGTTCACCTTTTGTCCGCATGAACATGAACTCTTTGCTCTGGCTCGGGTGTTCGCTGTAGCCGTCGCCGATGGGCACCGCCGTGAAGAGGTAGTCACACAATATGCCGGCCGTGCTGCGCGCCTGCAGCCCGGTCAGGAACGTGTAGCTCAAGAGCGAGAAGTCCCGGCCGTAGCAATTCCACATCTGAGCCTGTGGCAGCGTCCAGTCGTCAGGCTCGGCGCTGAACGCGAGGGCGTGTGGGGGCAGATTTCTATACACGGCACCGCACTCAAGCATCACAGTACAGCCCCACGCCCTAGTGGGGTGACTGTGCAGGCCGAACCAAACCGCCTCTTCGTACCCGGTGCCGCCCTCGCGGATGAACGATTGATCGACCCAGACATACTGGTGGTGGGGTAGGGATGCGCTGGCGGTGTTCATGTCAGTCTTTTCTATAGCGGAGGGCCTCGAAGCCGGCGGCGGCAAGCGGCAGGCCGACCGACCAACTCGGATTGGTGGACATGAGCGCGGCCAGCCCCTCGCTGCTGTACGCCGGCTCGTCCGGCGTCTCGCAGACCAGCTCGTCGTGTACGCGAATGCAGACACTGTAGCCAGCCTCCTCGGCGCGCAGCATGCCGGACATGAACACGTCGCGGGCAATGGCCTGCACGGCATTCTCGACCAGCTTGCCGCCGTAGGTGTCGAGGCGCTCCCACTTGCGGGTGTACTGGTTGATGCCCTCGTAGGACAGGCTGCCGCTGTCCGACACCTCCGGGCGCGGGTAGCACAGGTAGCGGCCGCTCGGCAGCTTCATCCGCAGCCACGCGATGCCCTGCCCGTCCGGCTTCACGTCGCACGTGATCAGGTCGCGCACGCCAAAGCTCTCGCCCAGATTGTTGATGGCTGACCGCGCGGCCGCCTCCATATCGTACCACAGGTTGCGCGTGCGCGGGTGCGCCTTGCGCCACGCCGTCACGATCTCTTGGATGGCCTCATCGGTCATGGCGTCGAACACCTTCCCGCCCATCACCCGGTATGCGCCCACGCCTCCCTGATAGCCTCCGGCCAACTCGGGCACCTTGCCCTGAAGCTGGCGCTCGGCCTTGGTGATGTCGCCGGGGTCCTTGCCGAGGATGCGGCCGGCGGTGACCTTGTACAGGTCGTGCCCCTCGCCCCGGTCGTAGGCCTTGAAGGCCGCGACCTTCCAGTCCTCGCCGGCCAGCCACGCCAGCACGCGGCCCTCAATGTTCGACAGATCGGCGATGACGAGCTTCTTGCCCTCAGGGGCGACCAGCGCACCGCGCACGGCGAAGGCGCAGCGCTCGCTGATGTTGTCCCAGATCAGGTGCTCGCAGTCGGCCTTCATGGCGGCGACAGTGGTCGCCTGCACGTCGTCGTCGAACCAGTCGGGGCTGCGCGGCAGGTTCTGCGGCTGGAACAGACGGCCGGCATCGCGCCCAGTGCGCGCCGCGCCGCAGAACTGAATCAGGCCGCGCAGGCGGCCGTCTCGGTTCGTGGCGTTGAGCAGCACGCTGTACTTGGCTGGGCTCGTGGCGGCGGCCTGCTGCCGTATCTCCAGCAGCTCGCGCACCTGCGGATTGAGGTCACCGCCGAGCAGGTTGCCGAGCGTGGCGCGCGTCAGGTCCTCGGTCTCGAAGCCGTGAGCGTCCTTGAGGTGGTCGAGCAGGCGCTGGCGCTGCGTGGCGGACGTGACGCTGCCGCCCGTCAGAGCGGAGGCACGAGTGGCCAGAGATCGTCCAGCTCGGTCGAAAGCTCGAAGAGCAGCTCGGGCGAAAACAGTATCCACGGCAACGCCACGGTCGTTAATTCCTTGGTCACACCGCCACAG